CACCTACTCCGAGCTCAAAGAGATGGACTTGAGAGAGTACCGGGAAGCCGTCGAGGCCCGCTTGCTGTGGCAAGGCGAATGGAACCCCAACAGAAATAAATAGCCGTCCCTTCGGGGGCGGCTATTCCGGCATTTAAGGAGGTGAAAACTTGGCAGACGCAAGAGACCTCACCTACGGCATAGGCTTCCAAGCGTCGGACGCCTTGAACGCCATCGAGCAGATGGAAAGCGGCCTTGGCGACGTCGATGAGGCCGTAGACCGGGCAGAGGCTGGGGCACAGTCTTGCAGCCGCGCAATCAGCGACATGGGCGCGGCAGGCGCGGACGCAGCACGGGACGCCGGAGCCGCCGCCCAGAGGATGGGCGCGGACTTCGACGACGCCGGTGACGATGCGAGTGACAGCTTCCGAAAAATGGGAGCGGAGGCCGACAGCTTCGGCTCGGCCTTCAAGAAGACGATGGCAGCGGGCATCCAGAGCGGACAGTCGCTTGCCAAGAGCTTCCGCACCGGCGTCTCCGGGGCCATCGCCTATACGCAAAAGCAATTCACCGGCTTCAAGAACGACGTCACAAAGGGCGCAAAGGCCATTGGAACGGCCTTTACCCATCCTATACAAACCATACGAGGAAGGCTCGTGCAGGCCCTTAACGGGGCCGCTGACGCGGCTGACGACGTAGAGGACGAAGCCAAGGACGCAGAGCGGGCGCTCGACGACATGGGCGCGGAAGGCAGCGACGCGGGGGGCCAAGTGAAGGACGCCATCAAGGGGGCGCTCGCAGCCTTCTTGAGTATCGAAGCCATCCAAGCGGCCACGGACGCCATTAAGGAATTCGCCGGCGCAGCGATAGAGGCAGCAAAGCTCGGAGAGAACACCTCCGCGAAGTTCGATAACCTGTTCGCCGGCACAGACGTCGGGGAATGGGCCGACAACTACGCGGACGCCGTTCACCGTAGCAACACGGAGGTGCAAGGCTTCCTCGTCAGCAACCAAGCCCTCTACACTAACCTCGGCATCACGGACGACGCGGCAGCAGAGCTGTCCAAGACCACCACTTCCCTCGCCTACGACTTCGGCAACGCCTTCTCGATGGACGACACCGAGGCCCTCACCCTCATCCAAGAGGGCATACAGGGTAACGGAGAGGCACTCGCGGAGTACGGCGTCAAGCTGGACGAAGCGACGGTCAAGGCGCAGGCCATGAAGATGGGCCTTGGGGAGAACATCGACGAAATGGACGAAGCCACCCTCGCACAAGTCCGGCTTGCATCCATCATCGAGCAGAGCTCCAAGGTGCAGCAGGCGGCCATCAACCAGACTGACGGCCTCACCAACAGCACCAAGAGCCTCAACGGCATCTGGACGAATTTCATGGAGGACGCCGGAGGGAAGTTTACCCCAGTCATCGAGCAGTTTCTCAACACCATCATCGAGGCGTGGCCGACCATCGAGCCCATGCTCCTCGGCCTTGTGGAAATGCTCTCGGAAGGCCTCTCACAGGCCATGCCGGTCATTATGGAGCTCGGGCAAGCCCTTTTGCCCGTCCTAACGGACGTCCTCGGCACGGTATTCCAAGCCGCGACGCCGCTCATTGAGGTATTCGGCAACCTCGCGCAGACCGTTTTGCCGCCGCTGGCGAGCATCCTCGGCCTGCTGGTCGAGACCCTTATGCCGCCGCTGACGGAGATTTTGAACGTCATCATCTCGCTCATCGAGCCCCTTATGCCGGTCATTCAGAGCATCGCAGAGGCCATTCTCCCGCCGATTGCAGAGCTACTCGGGCTCATCGCCCCCATCCTCGAAGCCCTTTCCCCTGTCCTTGAGGTCATCGGGAATGTTCTGGGCGTCATAGGGGACGTGCTCGGCACAATCATCGGCTGGCTGGCAGACGGCGTCGGAGCCGTCGTCAACTTCTTCTCCGGCCTTTTCGGCGGCGCGAAGGAGAGCAAGGAGGAGGTCGAAGGGCTCAACGGAGCCGTCAACGGCCTGCAAGAGAGCGCGAACACGGAAGTCAGCCTCGCTGTTGACACGTCGCAGTACACCTCGGACGTCACCGGGGCCGCAACAGAGGCCAATGCCACCGCGCAGGAAAGCATCATCGAGACCAAGGACATCACAGACCTAAACCTCAAGACGATGGGCGCAGAGGCCAGCAGCACCTACGCCACGATGGCAATAGACGCCGAAACAGCATGGAGCCGGATGACGACGGCGGCAGAGAACGGCGCGAACGCCATTGTCGCCGCCTTCAATCGCATCGCCTCGGCAGCGGCCAGCGCGAGCAGCGCGTCCGTCAGCGTCGGCGTGACATCCATCCCCGGAAACGCGGAGGGCACCGACAACTTTGAAGGCGGCTGGACGCGCATCAATGAGGAGGGCGGAGAGGTCGCCTTCCTCCCGCAGGGCACGGCCATCATCCCGGCGGACAAGAGCGAGCAGCTCATCGCCGGCGCATCGAGCAACATCAACTCCTCGAGCAGCTTCTCCCCGAGCCTTACCCTGCAAGTTCAGGGGAACGTAGACCAAGGCACCGCCGACAGCCTCATGGCGCAGGCGGAGGCCATGTTCCGGCGGCTCTACAAGGAGATGCGCGAGGAGGAATACGACACCATGAACATCAAGAACGCCTACGCATAAGGAGGTGACAGCGCATGGCATACACCATCACGGGCCGGAAAAGCGGCTCGGTGCGGTTCGAGCCGGACACCATCGGCAACATCCAGAGCGAGGCCGTCTCTATGTCCAGCAAAGTCACCTCGAACCCCATCGAGAACGGCGCAGACATCAACGACCACGTCGTAAAAGACCCGGTCAAATTCTCCATAAGCGGCACCATCATCGGCGGCCAGCAGGGCCAGCAGACGCTACAAACCATGCGAGACCGCCGGGACATCGTAACCTACACGGGGCGCGTCCGCATCGCAAACCTCGTCATCACAAGCCTCTCTTTCGACTACGGGGCCAAGAACGCGAAGGGCTGCACCTTCAAGGTCTCCTTCCAGCAGGTCAACATCTCCTCCTCGGAGGTGGTCGAAGTCGGGGCGATGCCGATGATGACGCAGCAGGACACCGGGAAGCCCACAAGCTACTCGACAGCCCAGACCAAGAAAACCAGCAGCGACGGGCTCAAGACCACAGTGTCGGAGACCATTTCCAGCAGCGCCTACGCCGCCTATGTGAACAGCTACAACAGCAAACCGGCCAGCAGCAGCGGCCCCGCCACCAGAGCGACGGCCAGCTACAACGGCGTGAGCTGACGGAAGGAGGGCGGCTATGGCATTACAGCTTATCGACCTTGGAAACGAGGTCGAGGTCGTCGAGATTGATACGAGCAAGGTGCCCTACACCTTCTCCGTCAAGCTCACGGACAAGACCTACACTTTCACGGTCAAGTACAACGAGGCGGGGAGCTTCTTCACAGTAGACCTCGCCACCAGCGACGGGGAGCCGCTCGTCTACGGCGACATTGTCCGCTACGGGCGGCCCCTTTTCGGGAGCGTGGAAGACGAACGCTTCCCTCTCCCAGTCATCATCCCCCAATGCCTCACCGGGGAAGACATCGACACAGTGACGTTCGACAATTTCGGGAAGCAAGTCAAGCTGTACCTCCACGAGAGGAGGGTCGAGTGATGGATTTCTGGCTCCGCAGCGCGACCCTCCAAATCGGGGGGAACAGATACTCGATGGACGACCTCGCCTTTGACTTCGAGGTGCCGTTCGAGGACAGTGATGAGCTCACAACGGCCACCGTCAACGCCTACAACCTGTCGGCGAACACCCGGAACAGCATCAAGAAGGGAGACCCGGTCATCATCAATGCCGGCTACGAAGGAGACCTCGGCGTCATCTTCGTCGGGCAGGTGTCCGGCCTTTCCCACAAGCACAGCAGCACAGAATGGACGACCAAAATCACGGCCACGGAGGCCCTCGACCAATGGCTCACGGCACAGGTCAACAAGACCTACACCAAGAGCATAAAGGCGAAGGCGATGGTGCAAGACCTTCTCAACATCTTCGGCATCGAAGTCGGAACCTTTGAGCTCGCCATCGACAAGGAATACCCTCGCGGGAGGGTATGCAAAGGAAAGCTCAAGGACGTTTTGAAGGAAATCGTCGTGAGCGACTGCAAGAGCCGGTTCCTCATCCGCTGCGGGAAAATCATCATCAACAACCCGGCGGACGGCGTGAACAAGGGCTACCTGCTATCGCCAGAGACCGGCCTCCTCCGCACGGATGAGGAAAAGGTCGTCATCGAGGTCGAGACAGACCTCGACACCAAGAAGACCACCGAGGAGAAGGACGAAGAAGCCCAGACCAAGAAGCGGAACAGCCTTCTCAACTACCACCTCGGCCCCGCCGACATCATCCGCATCCAGTCGAGCGACCTCAACGGGCAGTTTATTATCGTCCGGGGCACCCACAAGGGCAGCCAAAGCGGCGACTGGAAGACAGAAATCGAGGTGAGGCCCGCATGAACACGCCGCAGTACAGATACGAGCAGCAACAGCAGAAGAAGGCCGCAGAGGCCATCAACGTCGCCCAAATCGTAAAGGTCACGGCCTACGACGGCGCAAAGCAGACCGTCGATGTGCAGCCAATCTCCAAGAGGCTCGAGCAAGGCACCTACCAGAGCCAACCCCCAATCCTCGGCGTCCCCATCGTGTGCGACAGGGGCGGAGGCTTCTCCAAGAAGGTCGCCTACAAGGCCGGAGACATCGGCCTCGTGGTCTTCTGCGACCACGACATCGACAACGCCGTGAGCAGCGGCACCGAGGGAGAGCCAAACACAGAGCGCAATCACTCGGCCACTGACGCCATATTCATCGGCGGCATCCTGCCCGGAAGCGCCAGCAACAGCCTCCCGGACGGCTACGCCATCGGGACGGAGGGCGGCTCCATCTACCTCGTCGTCAAGGAGAACGGCATCGAAGTTCTTGGAGACACGAAGGTCACGGGAGACATCACCATCATTGGCGATGTTACTGTCACCGGGGACGTTACCGTCACCGGCAGCATCACGGCCACGGGCGACGTCATCGCCGGAGGCGTCAGCCTTAAGAGCCATACACACACCTGCCCGGACGGGCAGACATCACCACCGCAGTAAAGGAGGGAAGCAAGTGGACAGAAACATGACGTTGAAAATCGACCCCGAGACGATGGACATCCCCCTCGACGAAGACGGGAACATGGTGCTCATCTACGGCGACGAAACCACGGCGCAGTGCGTCCGGCTTACCCTTCTCACATGGAAGGGCGGCTTCCCTCTCGACGAGAGCCACGGCACCGACTACGAGCGCATCTTCGGACGGCGGCGCTCCGACCTCGAGGACGATGAAGTCGAGGAGGTACTACGGGAGGCCATCTTCCAAGAGACGGACGTCGAGCAGATAGACCAGCTTGACGCAGAGACAGACGGGCGCGAGCTCAACGTCGCCTTCTCCGGCACCCTTTACAGCGGACAGACCATCAGCATGGAGGTGACGCAGCAGTGAGCACACAAAACGAATGGGGCCTCACGGAGCGAGGCTTCCGAAGGCCCACATACACGGAGCTTCTCGACGCCCTCGAGTACAAGGCAAGGGAGCTGTTCGGCAGCAAGGCGAACCTCACCGTCCGTTCGCCCATCGGCCTGTTCCTGCGGATTTTCGCTTGGATTTTGAATATGCTCTTTTCCACCATCGAGGACGTCTACAACTCGCGCTTCGTTGACACGGCGGTAGGAACTTCTCTCTACAACCTCGGCAAGGCCATCGGCCTCAAGCTCCTATCGGAGCAGAAGTCAAGCGGCTACCTCCAAATTACGGGTACGCCGGGAACCATCGTCCCCGTAGGGTGGCTCGCAGGAACCGTAGCAGGCCTCCAATTCGTCGTCATGGCGCAGGGGGAGATAGGAACAGGGGGCACCGTCCTTCTGCCCGCACAGGCCACCACAGCGGGCCCAGAGGGCAACGTAGCAGCGGGAACCGTCACCGTCGTTATCAACCCCGGCATCCCGGAGGGAATAACGGCGGTCACGAACCCGGCAGCCTTCGACGGAGGCCGGGCCCGCGAGACGGATGAGGAATACCGGGACAGGTATTACCAATCTGTGGACTATGCCGGCGGTGTCAACGCAGATGCCATCCGGGGCGAGATTTTGCAGAACGTCGAAGGTGTCTACTCGGCCATCGTGTACGAGAACGACACCGACGAAACAGACAGCGAGGGCCTCCCCCCGCACAGCATCGAGGCCGTCGTCTACGGCGGGCTCGACAGCGACGTCGCGCAGCAGATTTTCCGGCGCAAGGCGGCGGGCATCCAAACCTACGGCAGCACCACCGTCGCCGTCCTGTCTTCCAGCGGCGTTACCTACAACATCAAATTCTCGAGGCCGACCCTTGTGCCGGTGTGGATTAAGGTCACAGACCTCGAGACGGACGCCAACCGTTTCCCCGTGGACGGGAAAGACCAAATCGCGCAGGCCCTCATCGACTACATCGGCAGCGACGTGAAGGGCGGGACGACCATCGGCGAGACCGTGTATTACAACCGGCTCCCGGAGGTCATCTACACCATCCCCGGCGTCCTCGACTTCACCCTCCAGACCAGCCCGGACGGCAGCGACTACGGCACCTACAACATCGAGGTAGACACCAGAGAGAAGGCATACACAGAGAAAGCGAAGGTGAGCGTCACATGAGCCACGGCTACCTACACACGATGCTCGATATGCTCACCGGCGCGTACAACCGGGACGACGTGAGGAACGCATACAGCAGCCTCCCCCTCGAGACCAACATCGGGCGGCTGTTCAACACCCTTGCGTGGGGCCTTGAGCTTGTCCACGACCAGAGCGACAAGATACTCCTCTGGGACGACCTTGACAACGCGCAGGGCGCGGTATTAGACCGCTACGGGGAAAACTTCGGCGTAGCCCGAGACGGAGCCCCTGACGCCTTCTACCGCCTGCTGATTAAGGTCAAGATGATAAGCCTCCTCTCCGGCGGCGACATTGAGACCGTCATCAATGCGGCGGCGACCCTTTTCGACATCGAGCCGGAACAAGTAGACCTCGACGAAGTTTTCCCCGCGAAGGTGTGGATATATGTGGACGAAGCAGACCTCGAGGCCGAGAAGATTGACACGGCGGAGCTCATCGCCGGCGTCATGAAGCGCATCGTCGCGGCAGGCGTCGGGATGAGGCTTTTCCTCCGCACCTACCGGCGGAACGAAGCGACGCTCTACCTCAACACCGGGGCGGCCATTTCGTCGAGGATGACGATAAGGCCCCCGGTCATCAACCGCAGGGCCAGCAGCACCATCTACCTCAACAGCTACGCCTACGAGCTGGCACACATCACAATCCGGCCAGCATATTAAACAGACAGGAGGAACAGCACAATGCCAGAAATCGGCTACAACGACGGCAGCTACCTCACCCAAAAAGGGAACAACCTCATCGCCAAGCTCATGGCCTCGGGAGAGGGACTGCAATTCACCCGCGTCAGCGTCGGCGACGGGAGCATCCCCTCGGGCAGCAGCCCGGACAGCATGACAGAGCTCGGGCACGAAGTTATGGACGGCATGATTGCCTCCATCGCGAACAGCAACAACGGAGAAGTCTCCATCGTCGCGCAGGTCAGCAGCGTCGGCGTCGAGACCGGCTTCAACGCCACGGAGCTCGGCCTCTGGGCCACAGACCCGGACGAAGGAGAAATCCTCTACACCTACCTCTCCCTGCAGGAACACCCGGAATGGATACGCCCGGACGGCGACGCCGTGAACAAGCTGGCGACCTTCACGCTCGTTACCATTGTCTCGAGCGTCAGCATCGTCACCGCCATCATTAACCCGGACGCCTTCGCCACGATGGCAGACCTCGCCAACTACGCGCTCATCGGCCACGGGCACGAAATTTCCGACATCGCCGGCCTGCAAGAAATCCTCGACGACTACGGGGACGAAATCGACCTTCTTTCCGACCTCATCAGCGGGGATATGCCCGGCGGCATCACGTTCAGCGCGGACTTCGCAACCCTTTCCAACGTCACCATCATCGACGGCGTGTGGAACCAGACAGCGAGGCTCATTGAGGCATGACGGCGGCGGTTCTCTGCACGGAGGAGACCGCCGCCTGTCTCATACCGCACCTCATTTCCGAATTGGAGACGCCCTGCCCGTGCAGGCGGCATGACGGGCTGTACCTCACCGGCACCAGCATAGACGGCAGACAGGTGAGCATCACAGTGAAGAAAGGCGTACTCGAAGTGGAGGGCATCAGCCAAGAAGAGCTCGACGCCCTCGCTGAAAGGAGGTGTCTGCTACGAACGGCAAGCCCGGCGAACTCACCGCCATAAGCAAGGCCAAAGACCTTGTGAACCATACCATGTGGGCCAGCAACAAGGTGTTTCCGAAAAGCGTCCGCTTCACACTTTCGCAGCGGATGGAGACAGCGGCCCTCGACGTTCTGGAATGCCTCATAGAGGCGAACGAGATATTCCCTCGCAGCGCCGCAGAGACAGCAGAACGCCTCGACCTTCAAAAGAGAGCTCTTACGAAATGTAAGCTCCTCCTCAACCTACTCGACATAGCCCTCGAAAGGGGCTACATCGACATCCGCCGCTGCGAGGACTGGACGAAGAAGATACTCGACGTCAAGAACCTCACAGCTTCGTGGCGGAAGAAGGATGCAGCGCGGTTCAGCCCGAAAGGCTGACGGCGTTTCATTGGGGTATTCCTTGTACGGCATCGACTTTTGTTGTGCGTAGTGCGCTCCCCGAACGCGTCGAACTCGAACAACGTCCGCAACGTGAACTCGGACGGGACGCTCAACAACAACAACGCGTACAACGGCAACAACGGCGTCCGCCCGGCTTCGGTGGAATTTACCGCGACCAAGTAGACCCCGCTGCGGCGGGGCCGAAAGCAGAGGCCCACCCATCAAAGGAAGGAATATCCCGTCCAAAGGCATACCGCCGAGGATAAACACATAGCACCGACGCCCCGGAGCCCGTAAGGGCCTCGGGGCTTTTGCGGTGTTTAGAGGAGCCCAAGCAGATGCAGAAAACGAAGGTCAATTTTGATACCGTCTACGAATTTGAAACGCTCTACAACGCCTACCGGGCATCCCGGCGCGGCAAGAGGTGGAAGAACACTGTCGCCAAGGTAGAGATGAACGCCCTCGAGGCCATCGCCGTCCTGCAAGAGGAGTTGAGCACCGGCACATACCGCCCCGGCGGTTACCGGGAGTTTTATGTCTTCGAGCCGAAGAAAAGGCTCATTCAGACCAACTCCTTCAAGGACAAAATCGTCCAACACGCCTTTTGCGACACCATTCTCTACGACGTCCTCACCCGGCCTTTCATTCTCGACAACTACGGCTCGCAGATAGGCAAGGGAACCCACTTCGGCCTCAACCGGCTGCGCGACTTCATGCGGGAATATTACCGCAGGCACGGCAGCGCAGACGGATGGGTACTGAAAGCGGACGTCCACCACTACTTCGCCAGTATCCGGCACGACATCCTCAAGCGGGACGTCCGGGAGCTGCTCGACGACGAAAGGAGCCTCGCGCTCACCGACCTCATCATCGACAGCACACCGGGCAACGTCGGCATACCCATAGGCAACCAGAGCAGCCAAGTATTCGCGCTCTTATACCTCAACAAGCTCGACCACCTCATGAAAGAGGGCTTCCGCTTCCGCTACTACGGGAGATACATGGACGACTTCTACATCATCCACGAAAGCAAAGACACCCTCCGGGCCGCATGGAAGGCCATATCGGAGCACCTCGCGGAGCGAGGGCTCGAGCTCAACGACAAGACGCAGATATTTCCCCTCCGAAATGGACTGGATTTTCTCGGCTTCCACAGCTACCTCACGGACACCGGCAAAGTCGTCCGCAAGCTGCGCCGGGCCAGCCGCGAGCGGATGAAGCGGAAACTGCGGAAGTACAAGGTCATGTACGAGAGCGGAGCCATCACCAAGGAGAAAGTCACCGAGAGCTACCAGAGCTGGCGGTCACACGCCTCCCACGGCGATTGCCACGCGCTCATACAGAAATACGACCAACTCTACAATGAGATTTTTGAAAGGAGCGAAACAGCAGATGTCCCAATCAATTAGTGCCCTGCCCGTAAAGGCAAAGGTCAAAGACACCGGCACGACCTACTACGGCGTCCCTATCATCTGGGAGATAGGCGACAAGAACCACGCCGGGTACCCGGCGAACTCCGTCACCCTCGTCGCTGCGAACATCCTCAAGCTCGCCTGCTTCGATGCGATTGAGAGCGGGAACAGCGACAGCAACCGCCGGAGATATGGCAACAACAGGTATTCCCTCTCCAACCTCCGCCAATGGCTAAACAAGGCGGGCTCGCCGTGGTATCAAGCCCAGCACGGCGCAGACGCAGCGCCCACCAACGCCAATGTATGGAGCAACTACAATGAGTACGACGATGAGGCGGGCTTCCTCACCGGCTTCTCGGCGCAGATGCTCGCCGCCATCCTCAACACCACCCTCACCGTAGCGAAGGCCAGCGTAGACGGCGGCGGCTCCGAGACCGTCACAGACAAGGTCTTCCTGCTGTCCAAGGCGGAAGTCGGCCTCGGCGCAGAGAACGGCGTCTCGGAGGGCTCCACCCTTGCCATGTTCAGCGACAACGCCAGCCGCCAATGCCGGCCCACCGCGCAGGCAGTATCGAACAGCGAGTACACGTCTGGCTCGTTGAGCGCATCCCAGTACTGGTACTACTACTTGCGCTCCCCGGGCGCGTCGGACTCGACCTACGTCCGCGTCGTGTACTCGGACGGGACGCTCACCTACGGCCGCGCGTACGTCGGCGCCCGCGGCGTCCGCCCGGCTTTGAATCTGTCATCTTCCATCTTGGTATCTGACAGCCCGGACAGCGATGGAGCGTACACGATTGTATGGAACCAAGCCCCGACGACCCCGCCCAGCATCACCGTCCCGGACGAAGTACGCAGCGGCAAGGCCGCAGAAATTTCGTGGGCGGCCAGCGTAGACCCAGAGGGCGGCGCAATCACCTATGAGCTCGAGCGGAGCATCAACAGCGGCGCGTGGACGAACATCTACACCGGCAGCGCCACCAGATACGACGACACCGGCGTCGGCACCAGCGCGAACACGGTTCAGTGGCGCGTCCGGGCGAAGGACGTCAACGGAGCGTACAGCGGCTACACCAGCAGCACGGTCAAAACCGTCGTCCACAACGTAGACCCCACCATCAGCGGCAGCGACACCGACCTCGGCACCGTCACGAGCCCGCCCTCGATGGCCTACACCGTGAACGACCAAGACACCGAGGACGCGCTCACCGTCGTTGAGAGCCTCGACGGGAACGAAATCCGCACCATCGAGGATGCCGTAAGAAACCAGACCTACACTTTCGCCCTCACAGAGGCGCAGTTCGCGGCCCTGTCGAATGGACAGCACACCATGCAGGTCAAGGTCACGGACACCCTCGGCAACAGTGCCACCCGGACGACCACTTTCACCCGCAGCGTCACCGGCATCGAGTACATCGTCGGCCCCATCGAGACCGACGCCGCAGCCGAGAAAATTCTTGTGTCCCTGCAGTACTACGCAGCGGCAGAAGACGTCACCGTCTCTGTGTGCAACAACGCCTTCGACGACAGCCCCACATG